TTACCATTTATACCTAAATTATCATATGTTAGTGTTACTACATCACCAACTTCAACTTCGTGTAAATCACTAGTGCAAACAATGCCCAATGATTTTCTCTGTCTTTCATTTTCACAAATCATTTTGGCCAAATAACCTGCAATATTGGCATTGGTGCAATATTCAAGTGTGTATTCTTTTAGGACACGCTGTCCGCCATCTTCTGCTAACATTTCTTGATCACGAGCACTATCTGGTGCTGGGTAAATTACCTCACGTGGTGTCCATTCATTGTTGCTTGGATCAACATATGTTACACGCACTTGGTTTGCTTGACTACGAATACCATTATCACGTATTTCCATACCATCAAATAGATGATCTTCTGTGATATTAAACACACTTGTTGGTGTTGGATTCTGTGGATCTGTTTCGTTTGCGGTGTCTTGTAATTTTAGTTTAAAACGGCCTTGTACATATGGAAGCCCACTGCGACAATGTACTAATAATTTTTTAAGATTATCCATTACTGTATTACCAGTGTCAATCACAGCATTTATTTCGTGTAATGGACCTTTACTACCATCTGCATATGTAACCTCTGCTGCATATCTTGCTCTGGCGGCACTAAAACTTGGCCAGTCAATACGATCATTGCTTAGTCCCGCACCATAGATTGGATTTCTTAAAAAATCAAGTATAATATCTGCAGGATTGTTACTCCAACCATATAATGGATTGATAACAGGTTCGCCTGATGTAGGATGCCAATATTCAGTAGCATAATCACCACTGTAAGTATTGTCTAAACCACTACAGTTTAACACTCTTTTGCCTTTGATAACTGCTTGCACTTTAGGCATACCTTGCCAAGGATTTGCATCTTGTTGTTCTTGTGTTGTAATCTTTGGCATTACAAACTTACAATACAACACTGCTAACCCTGCTAAACGGTGATCTGTGGTCCATCCAGGCACATCACTTACCCAAAGTCCCAATGCTGATGGAACTGCATTTGGTGTTCCGTTTTGTGTGTATATAGTTGCCAATCTATCACTGGCTGTTCCTGTTGGATTAAAACGTTTGTCCGTTGATGGTATTCCATCAATATAAATTTCATTGTCAGCGATTGAGTGTACTGCACCTTCACTTAACACAATAGCCATATATAGGTTTTCATTTCTATCACCATCTGTGCCAACAAAAGCAATAGTACCACCAACTTTGCGTTGTCCATATACAACAGGCACATTGTTTAAACTGCCTGATTTGTTGATGAGCACACCTTGTGCTTCTGCCTGTGCTTGGCTTACACTTCCCATATCAGGCATATCAAACATACCGCCTGTGAGGAAACTAAAAGCATCAACAACAGCATCAACAAGGCCTGATATAATTTTACCAATGCCTCTAACAACACGTCTAACTGCTCGTTTAAGTTTATTCCATATCATTAGACTTTTTTACCCCATCTTATATCGCTGATATCAACGGTTGCAAATTCCATTCCTTTATCTCCTGGATGCAATGCTTGCTGACTGGCATCATTTGTTCTGCGACAATTTACACGTTCAAAATCATAAAACACACTGCTTGTTGTTATTTGTACATTTGTAGTTTCACTGGTATCAGATATTTGATAACTGGTTATTTCACCATCCCAAATCATAACAGGTTGTCCTAAATATGTATCTTCTTGAACAAACAGGCGATATATCACAGTGCGAGTGTTTACAAACGGATTGTTTAGAAATTGATTTATAAATCTGTTGTTAGTACCACTTAACGCAATATTCACAGTGTTAACACGTGGTTGTCCAGTTTCAGTGGTATTACTATAACCTAACCATTCACCTGTTGCTTCAAATAACACAGGACCACCACTGGTTGCTGTGCTAACATATTTGTCAAACGAGCCATCTATTATGTAAATTGGTGTATCAAAATGCAACTCTAACAAATCAACATAACTAAATTCGTCTTGTGCTAATATGCCTTTTATTTGACTGCTTAATCCACGAGCCATTATAGATCTTCCACTACATCTAATTCATAACGCATTATATTTGCTAAACCTGTTGTAAATTCTTGTGCATCATTGCTTAATCTACAGGTCATTTCTACATCATTGTAATCTAATGTAACACCACTGCTAACTGCTGCAACTAAACCTGGTTCAATGGTCATTGTTGCACTACCTGATGTAAAATCAACATCTGACATAACCATATACACTTTGTTGTGATTGAATTTAACTAAATCACCTGCTTTTAATGCACCTGTGAGTGTTAAACTACCACTGGTTAATTCAATTGTTTTTGTGCCTGCGTTTTCACTGTTTGTTGTTGTAACAGTTTGACTACCCAGTGCACCTGCTGTGGTTCCATATTCAGGTAACACCACTGTAAATGTTCCAAATTGACCTCTTTGTGAAACAATAAAAGCCATTATTGGACCAGCTTGTGCTCTTGTCATTGGAGGATAACTGGCTGTAAAACTCCAAAATTGTGTGTCATTGCTACGACTAATTTGGCGCCCATTTACAGTTCTTGTTGTTTGCGTACTATCATTGCTACGCAAATTCAATGTGCTGAAACTTGGCGTTGTTGGTAATGTTCCTGCCATTTACACCATACTCCTTCTTCCGTTTGCTTCTGTTGCTTCTCTAATAATGTTTGTGATTAAGCCTCTGCGTTCCAATAACAAATCATCAACACCTGCACTATCCAAGGCTTGGATTGAAAAATTAACGTTAACCTGTTTATTGCTATCCATATTACCATTTGGAATAATTGTTCCTGTTCTGTTGGGAATGAACGCTTCTGGTCCAGATTCGCCAACCACGTATTGTGAGCCTTTTTGTACAAGACCACCTGTTTTTCTACCTTGATACTGTTGGCTTTGAATTGCCGCAATCTGTGCTGCTGTAAATGCTACACCAGCCGCTACACCTAATGCTGCTCCAATTGGACCAAATGTAGAACCAAATTTAGCAAAGCTCATAATAATACTTTTAGCATCTAATAGAGCCTGTGCTACTGCTAATGCTTTTTGTAACTGAAAGGCTTTTTTGTTTTGTTGAGCCATTACACCCAATACTTCACCACCTACAGTTTTTGCAATTTCAATTCTGTCTTTGGCAGTTTTACCTTCCATATCTTTGATATTAAAATTGCCTTTGATTATACTTTGTGAAATTTGGTCATTACTGCGTTTGTTAATCTCTGCTAATTTGTTTTGGTGTTTTGTATACATCTGTTCTATTATAGCAAAGTACTTCTCACTGGATAATTGTCCAGTGTTATAATAGCTGTGTAACATACTCAATTGTTTGTTGTAATGATGGTTTAATGCTTCTTCTTCTGACATAAGGCTTTCAACCAATTGATCATATTTTTTGCTTAATTCTTCTGTTTCTTTTGCGGTTACTGTTGGTAAATTTACACCACCTGCAGAAACACCTGGTATTGTTGGAATAGCACCGTCGCCTTTGCTTGCGGTGCTGGCTTTCTTAACAGTTTCATCATATGCTTTACCAGCCTCTTTGATTGCTTTTTTAAGGCCATCATACTGTTCTAATACCTCTGGTGGGATACTAGCAATAATTGCATCTGTAAATGCATCTGCTTTTTCAGTTGCATAGTCTAGTGCATCACTTGCTAGTTCTTTTACTGCGCCTGTTAGGTCTCTTGCATTGCCTTCAAAACGCTCTAAAAACGGAACCATATCTGCGGCACCATTGTAAAAATCAATCAGTGCATCTAGAGCAGCATAAAAGCCATCTGTAACATATTTGATGACCTTGTTGAATACATTGTTAATATATGTGCCTACCTTTGCAAACACACTGCCCATGTAATCCATTGCGGCTTGTACTTGTTTTAAACTGCGTCCTAGTCCATTTTCAAAACTTAGGTATGCAATCAGTGTTGATACTGCAACTAACAATATACCCAGTGGATTTCTTGCCATTGCCAGTGTCATTGCTCTAATTGCTAGTGTTGTTGCTTTTATAGCACCTGCTAGGCCTCTTGTGCCCATTGCTACAGTTAATCCAACTGCTACACTGGCTACCTTGTTAATGTTTTCAGCCATTAGACCAAATAGATATTGCACACCATTTACTGCCGCACCTAATACACTACCAATTGTTTCTGCAAGATGTTGATTGTTGTTGATGGCATCAGTAATGGTATTGATCATACCAGTTAACTGTGTATTGAACTGACTGCCAATACTATTTGCGGTACTGCTTATTGCAATGCTAAAGTTACTCATTGCAACACTGAGGTTTTTCAATCTTGCTTCTGTTGCACCACCAAAGCGTTCTTCAATACCTGATTGTAAAGCATCTAATATTTTCTGTGCGCCACCAGCTGTTTTACTAAATTCAGTTAATTCGCCTCTGGCCAATCCTAATTTTTCTTTTAGAATATCATATACAGGCAAACCTCTATCAGCCAATCTTTCTAGATCAGTGAGTTCAATCATTTGACTGTTCAATGCTCTGGTGTATAGATCTGTAATTGATGTTAGTGTGCCTAACTGATCTGTTGTGACTGCACTTGCATCTGTGAAAGTTTTGATTAGTTTTTCTGTGGGTTGAATGCCTGCTGCGGCTAATTTAATAAATGTTGTGCTTAAATCTTCAACACCAAACTGTGTTTTGGTTGCAATCTTTTCAATTGCTGCAAAAGCCTGTGATCCTTTTTGTGCTGATCCAAATACTGTGCCTAACGTTGTTTGTAAATCTTGGAATCTTGCTGTTGTATTGACAATTGCCGCTGCAACAGCACCTGTTGCCAAAGCACTAATAGCGGCAGTTGCCTTGCTAATACCTTTATCAAATTCTCTGGTATCTAAATTAAGTTTAACGGTTTGTTCTGCCACGGGCTTGCTTTGCCTCCTCTGATTCTATGTGGAAATAAGCCATCCAAATGTATATCTCTGGTGTACTCATTTCTGCAACCTCTTCCAAGGTCTTGTTTAATTCACGACCCAGTTTACAAAGTATCAGTAAATCTGGATCTTGCCTTAGTTTTTTGCGGTATCTTCCACATCATATTCTGTATCACTGGCATTTAACACAGTTGCGATTTTTACAATAACATCTGGGTCTACACTGTTAAGCAACACAGTTCTCTCAGCTGGTTGAAACATTTTAGTA